ATCACCAACCCATTGACGCATCTCTCCTGTCTGATAGTGTTTAGCTACAATGCAATGTATCGTGCTTGCATCAATCGCATCAGTTTCAATATCTACAATCGCTTCCATTAATCTATGTCCACTATATATCCATCTTTAGTTTGAAGGTGAAAGAACATCTCACCCTTACGGATGTTGCGATTAGAAACTTCTTTGACTTCTGAATTAAGAACACTATCACCATCAAAGAACCATGCTTGCTTGCAGTCATCTCTGAAGACAACGAATGTTAGCAGATCATTATAGTGATCTTTCTTCCACTTGTCAAGAAGTCTTTTCTTTCTGTATGGTATTCGTATATCTTTCCATGACTTAGGCCAGTCGCCTTTCCAAGAATATTTTATCTCTACCTCATAGAAGTGACGAGGTAGATCAGGTGATATGCTACATGTAATATCAAAGTAAGTGTTCTCTTTCATTGTAATGTCTGTTGAGTTTGTATTCTTTTCAAGCCAACTTATCATAACATCCTTTGCTGTCTTATCAGCGACATCATATAAAGCTTTGTCAAACTTCTTTTTAACAGTCTCCATTACTCTTCTCCTATATCGCTATAAAATATTTTTATTTTTGGATAGTTATTTTTTTCAAGGTTTCTGTTTAATTCTTTTTGTTTAGAAGAAAGAATTCTGTGAATTTTAGAACCATCACTACGTTTTGCCAGTGATTTACATTCTATAAATTGAACATCACCTTCCATATTCATAGCTATAAAATCTACTGGTCCTTGATTTGTCTCATCAAAAATATAATATCCTTTTGATACAAAGTATTCCATAGCTTTTAACTTTGCTTGTAAACCAACCCTATGTTGTACGACACTACTCATTGTCATCCTCCATGAATGGGTTGTCTACCTGTGTCATGCGGCCAGTGTCACGGTCATAGTGGAGGTAACATGATACACCTGTCTCACCAGTGTATCTGTTCTTGAGTATACGCACCGTAGTAGTATTAGCTTCTACATCATCCTCTGCTTGTTGGTTACGCTCTAGTCCAATGACTGCATCAGATAGATGTGCGATAGATGCAGAGCCACGTAAATGTGAGAGCGATACCTCACGTCCATCCTCATGACCACGATCACCTCCAGGTCTACGTAGATGACTGACAAGTAGCAAGCCTATGTTAGTCTCCTCAACCAGTGATCGTAGCTTGGTCATCAGTATGTCAATAGACTTACGCTCATCGCCATTATCCTCTTGACCTGATACGAGGATAGATAAGTGATCAAGGATAACCCACTTGCAGTCAAGTGCCTTTGCCATGTAGCGTACACGATCTAGTATCTCATCGTTCTCAATGCTACCAAAGTGATCGAAGGCAAAGAACCTGCCGCTACCTAGCGTAGCATCCTGCCATACCTTGAGTTGCTCTGGTGTGTACTGCTCACGTATCTCTTTGATGTACAACCTAGCGTTAGCCTCGACACTCATAATATTAAAGGCAGTATTCTTTGTGCTTTCTTCAAGAGCAAGTACACCAATGTTAGCCTCTGTATTCTGCATGATATGATGCATAAGCTCACGCATGATACTAGATTTACCCATACCTGCACCAGAGGTGAACGTCACAAGCTCTCCAGTACGCATACCGTAGGTCTTCTCGTTCATCTTAGGCCAGGGATAGTGACAAGTCTCGTTGATCTTCTCGTCGTACAGAGAGGAGCCAAGGTCAGCTAAGTTTACAATACCTGCTGGTGTGTAGGTACGTGCGTTCCACCATGACTGTACAAACTTCTCACGTTGTCCTGTCTTGAGATACTCATTAGCATCCTTGAGATCAAGGCTCACGATCTTACACTTGTTAGGTTCAAACAACTGTGCGACCTGTTGCTCTGCTAGTTTACCTTGCTCGTCATTATCAAAGCATACAACCACAGTATCAAACTTGTTAAGATAATCAAAGGATTGCTTGCAATTCTTGAGGGCAGATGCTGCACCGTTCTTGATAGATACAACAGGCCACTTGGAGCCAAGCAACTCATATGCACTCATGGCATCAAGCTCACCTTCACATACTGTGATGTACTTACCACCTTGGTTGAATACATTCTGTCCAAACAAACCAGCCTGAGATAGCTGACCCTCTGACCAGAACTCTTTGTCACTGGTGCGTCGATACTTAGATGCAATGTGACCACCATCCTTGTCATAGTATTTATACTGATGCTCAGTAATCATAGAGCCAGACTTAGCTATCATAACATTATACTTTTTACATGTTTCTTGTGTAATTTTTCTGTCGTCAATCTGTGATAGTATGTAGTTTGAATTAGACTTTCGATTGATGGGTACTACCTGTTCTGCTTGCATGTCTTGGTTCGCTCCGACTGTTGTGTGACAACTAAAACAATGTGTATGACCGTCATCATAGAGAGTGTTGGCATCACTTGAGCCACAGTTCTCACAGGCCATGTGCTTAACAAATTTACTGTTGGTTTCGTACTGATACATGTTCGCCCCTTCCTTGTGCTTAGATAGCACGTTGGATACGTTTAATAGATTTTAATACATGTTCAAAGTCTTTTAGATGTAGTATATTAGGGCCGTCACTTGGTGAATTATCTGGGTCTTCATGCACCTCCATAAAAAAGTTTTCTACTCCTACTGCTGCGGCTGCACGTAGTAGGTACGGAACATATTCTCTGCTACCACCAGAAGATAGTCCCAATCCTCCTGGTTTTTGTACAGAATGTGTAGCATCAAAGACAATAGGTACACCATGTGTCTGTTGGTATTGCTTTATCATATAGATTAATCCAGTAAAGTCAACCACTAAATTATTATATCCAAAGCATGTGCCACGTTCTGTGATTAGGACGTTATCCATACCTGTCTTGGATAAGATACCAGCAACATCCCACGGTGCAAGGAACTGACCCTTCTTTATATTAACAGTAGCACCTGTACTCATGGCTTCTTTTATCAAGTCAGTTTGTCTACACAGAAATGCAGGTATCTGTATGATGTCTGGTACTTTGCCCCAATTAAAAACAGTTTTGATCTGTCTTATATCATGGAAGTCTACACATGTTTTAACATTTACTTTTTCAGATACATCTCTAATAGCACCTGTTCCCAGCACAAAACCTAGTCCACGTTTACCAGTAGCATGGGAACGATTAGCCTTATCAAAAGATGCCTTGAAATAATAATCATATCCTAATGAATCACATATATTTTTACAGTGTTCAGCAATCTTAACACCTTGATCAACACTTTCAATCTGACATGGCCCTGCTATTATTTTCATTTACTAAGCTCCACACTATAGATATCCCCATCACCTATAAGATGTTGGGTAAGTTCTTTTCTAGTTTGTAGATAATCTTCTGCTTGTTTCTTAGTTTTAAACGAATCAATTATAACATTGTATTCTTCTTTATGTAGTACAACAATCCATTTATTCTGTTGTCTCATTAGTCAACACCTTCCATGATACAGGGAACAGTTCATTCATTTCATTAGAGATAAGTTGTGCTATCTCTCTTGTCTCTTTCTGAGAGTCTTCGCTCATTCTTAGCTGACATACCCTAGCAAATGCCGCAAGTGTACCAGACCAGTACCACTCTGTGTAGAGTGACTGAGGTAGTATAGTCCTCGCTTGCTCTGGACATACACCCTTCTCTAACATAAGATTATAAGTGTCAGTACAATGTCGTACAGTGTCTCTATATACATAGGATATGGTATCATTTTCTTTTATCACCTGATCAGATGATCCTTGTTTCTTGTCATCAGCTACCTCTCGCCACTCACTTGCTCTCCAGAACTCAGGCGAGTTGCTGACATAACGTCTACTAACTTCATTCCACACCAAACCTATCTGATGTTTAACTAACTGTCTTGCTACAAATATAGGGGCTGATATCCTGAACTGTGCAGAGCAATGACCAAAGGGTGTCCAATGATTATGTTTAGCTAGATAGTTAATTAGTTTTTTATCTTTATCTTTCATATAAGATTTAACT